CGCTACGGTCTCTGCCGTGAGCCGTGTGCAGGCGAGGGCTGACTTTTTAGATAGCCTGCTCATCACCAAGCCGTTAACTGAGACCTTGATTCGCTGGATTTTGGAAACGGCATTACGGTTTGCGGCTGTATTTTCAGGCGACTCTAAAGCGTTCGATTTGATCCGCCCAATGGCTGATTGCAAGCCTAACACCGGGCCATTAGCCCCTGATGAACGGGCGGCCATCGTTGACATGGTGGAAAAGGATCTGATGTCGGTGGAGACCGCCATGGTGCTACTAGGCATTGATGATCCAGATGCCGAGAAGGCGAAGATCTTGTTAGAGAGCGATAGCCTCACCTTTAGCCAAAAGCTGAAGCTGATCACCGCGCTGGCACTCGTCAAATACACCCTGCACGACTCTCAGTTTGAATTTTTTGATAAGGAGCTCGGTTTTGAGGTGAGGGATCAGGCCGCCATCGATGCGGAGAACGCCCAACAGTTGGATTTACAGACACAGCGCATTAAGGCCATGAAGGTGTCTCAGAATCCTAACGATACCAATCTACCTCCTCCGCCAGTTCCCAACGCCCCTCCGTCAAACACCCCGCCGTCGGGAGGTTAAACCTTGCCATCTAGGTGGGAAAGAACGGCGTTTCAGGATCGAGCTAGCTTGTTGGCGCGTGAGGATCGATTTGCAAAGACTATCCTAGGCTATTACCAATTCACCGAGGCAGATGTTCGTCGCAAGCTTGAGGACATCCAGGCTAGAGCCGAGCAAGATCCTGAGCGAAACTGGCTTCAGTCTGAGAGCCGCCGTTTTGAGGTGTTGCTGGATGAGGTGGAAATTCAGATCCAACAGTGGTCTAACCAGTCGATGGATGCAGCAGACCAGCAAAGTGAGGATGAGATTCACAACGGTATTGAAGCTGGCAATCGGATCATGTCCTTGGGAGGTTCGTTTCATAGATTGTCCTCAGATGCTGTGGAGTCGTTTGTGGAAAGACAGCTCTCCGTTCCACTCTCTCGTAAGTATGATGGGGTGGGTGAGCAGGCGAAGAGAGATCTCCAAACCGAGATGGCAGCTGCTGTGGCCCAAGGGATGTCTCCTAGGGAGATCACGACTAGGGGAGTGGAGATCCTGGGGGCAACCAGGAATGATGTAGATGTCATCACCCGCACCAACATCATCTCAGCCCATCGTGATGCTGGCATTGAGGTTTATCGAGCCAACAGTAGGCTCGTTCAAAAATATCGACGACTGTGTGCCAAAAATGATGATACCTGCCCGATGTGTTTGGCCTTGGATGGGGAAGAGGAGGACACCGATGATGATTTTGAAACGCATCCTCAGTGTAGGTGCACCACCATTCCCATCATCGAGGGCATAGATCAGGAGTTTGATCCATCAGGTGAAGAGTGGTTAGATGCTCAATCTGCTGAGACCCAAAACAACATCTTGGGTCCGATCAAATACAACCTGTGGGTAGCAGATCGTATCAAACTAAGTGATCTGGTCCATAGTTATAACGATCCAGATTATGGGCCTACTAAAAGCAACAAAAGTATTAAACAGCTCATTCAAGAAGGCACGGTTTCTAAAGAAGCGGTGGCTGCTGCTTATCAAGTTCACCGTGGAATGACCAGACTCACAAATTCTCGATAAAAGTGGAACAATTGTTGGTTGAATGATGTAGGATAGGGTCAAGCGCCCACAAGGAGGGGCACTACCTATGGCAGATGAAAATCCATTAACGAAAGGCGACATTGAGTCCATGATGCAGGGCTTCATAGCCAAACAAGGTGGCGACTATCAAAGGGCTGCGGCGACGCTGTTCGATGACAATCATAAACTGCGTGAGGATAAGCGAAAGCTCACGGACGAAGTGGAGTCTCTCAAGATCCGGATACCGGTAGATGGATCATTCATTCTTTCTGCAGAGCAGGCCAAGGCGTGGCAGGCGTATCGCGAGCTAGGTGAGGATCCTAAGGAACTCAAAAAGAAGCTCGAGACAGCGACTACCGCGGAAGGTGAGTTAGCGAAGCTCCGAAAGTCGGAGTCACTTCGCGAGGCCGCTGAGGTCGAGGGCTTCAAGGCAAGCGTTCTACAGCGACTTGGAGAAGATCTAGAAATCGAGATCAGCGACATTGACGTCGTTGGTGTTGACGGCAAAGTTACTCAACAGAAGCAGGCACGCGTCAAGGACGGGGACAAAATGATTCCGCTGAAAGAATATGCCAACAACAAGTGGACTGAGTTTATGCCCGCTCTCAAGGCGGATACATCGTCTCAGACAGGTCAATCCACCAACGGAAACAATGGTCAAGGATCTAGCAATGGGACCCCGTATGTCAAGCAAGGACAAGGCGGCGGGCAAGGTGGAAATCAAGACTTGGTCTCGAACTTCATCACTCAAGCGAACGCCTCCAGATCTTCAGCTCCAAATCCGCTAGCACCTCCTGCAGCCTCCCAATCGGCACAATAAGGAGAAGACATTATGAGACATTCTTATCTTCTCACCTCCCCGCTACCGTTTGTGGTGGACCCAGAGTCCGTCATGCGGTCTAGTGGTAGGCAGATTGATTGGGATAGGGTGCCCGAAACTTTTCGCATTGGAGGACTGACCACGGTTACGGTGGGGGTCGGAGGTGCGGCTGGCGCGGCCATCAGTGTTCCTGTCACAGGAGTGACAGTGAACATCCCGGTCGGTGAAACGCTCGACTTTGGGGGCGGCAAGTTTGCGAGGGTACGGTCTCCGTACACCGTGAATGACGCCAATCTCTTGGTGGATGCATTGCCTACTGCTTTAGTGGCAGGTGACGTAGCGACATATGGTCGCACTGGACCTAAGAGAATCGCGGCAGGAACCGCGGTTGCGGATACGGGAGCTGGCCTAGTGGCCCCAAGATCCGGCATGCTTGCTACCATGGACGTGGCCTCAGCTGCTCACGCTGGAAATACTGGCAACGGCGTACTCACGCTGGCCAATCCCAAGTTTGGCGCGAACGTCATTCCTGACGTCTACCGTGTGGTCTTCGTTGAAGCAGTGGCCAACCTCGGCACATTCGAAGTGGTTGATCCCAACGGAGACCTAGTCGGCGTTGGAAAGGTTGGCGTGGCTTTTGCCAATCAAGTCAACTTCACCATTGCTGATGGTAGCGTCGACTTTGTGGCCGGCGACTCTTTCGACCTGACGGCAACGTTCAGCGCCAATCCAAAAGCCATCGGTCTTCTCGAGACCGAGTGCGAAGAGCCCTACACGATCTACGGACATGGCGACTATTCCGCCGCTAAGTCCGGCTATGGTGTGATGCTCGGCGGCATCTTCTACGAAAATCTGTTACCGGATGCGACCGGTAACCCAGCCGTTTTGCCTGCCGCCATCAAGGATGAGCTTAAGGCAAGTGGTTATGCTTGGGCCTTCGAACAATACAACGACAACAGGACGGTGCAGTAAGCCATGGATTTTAATTTTACGCAAGCCTTGGCGCAGCTGCCCCCTGGCGCACCGTTTCGCGTCGCAAACGAAGCGCGTCCGCCATCCAGCTACCTCTTCAACACCCTCCTACCCGAGCGGAACGAGTGGGACTACCAAGCTGCTGTTGGCAACATGATCGTGAGAACGACCATGGCCGGGCTCGTCGGTATGGATTCTCCATATCCTGAGGGCGGCATCATCGAGGCTTCGGACTTCTCCGAGGCAACCGCCAAGATCGCTATCAGCGTGCGACTCCCTGAAAGGGCAATTCGCCGAATGCAGCAGATCTTGATGCACTTGATGGTCAACCAACAACCAACGATCCCGGTCATCCAGACCGAGGCGTTGAACTTCACCAACAAGCTGATCGTACAACCGATGCTAGACACCTCGGAGTGGCTGAGAGGCCAAGCCCTGGCGTTCGGCAAGATCGATTGGACGTTCAACAATAAGAGATTGTTGGTGGACTATGGCTTCCCAGCCAATCACGTCCTGCCACTCCGAACACTTGGTTCGAATGAGGCCTATTCAGGCACCGCGAGCAAGTTCTGGGATGACGTCCGGGCGGCTCGACGGCTGCTTCGCAGAAACGTCCGCGCATACATCGCTCATGGAGACACGATCGATGACATGCGATACAACAAGGCCAACGGCTTTGTGGTCACGGGCGAGACGCAGGCCATGTCCGGAGCAATTACGTTTCGACGTTGGATTCCGGGCATTACGGGTACCGACTTCCGTCAGTACTCGGACGACCCGGAAGATGTGATCACGATCATTCGCTACAATGAAGAGGGTGAAGTCTTCGACCTGGCAAATCCAGGCAAGACTCTCAGAATCCCCTTCATGCCGCGTGGTCGCATCTTGGCCGTCGCCAATAACAGCGGCACGGACTACACGATCGGAGCCGGTTCCACTCCACCAATCGAACTTGCGCTGGGCTATACGCACATCGCACCGACGGTTGAGGGTGGAGGTTCTCCTGGTCGTTGGGCCGACGTCGGCGTGGACGATGATGAGCCCTGGGCATTCAGAGGACGAGGGGCCACCAACCTCCTGCCTGTGATTGAAGCCTATGACAAGGTCGTGGTCTTACTGACGGAGTTGAGCGACTAAGTCCATGTCTGCCACCTATGATCCGGCCTGGAGCAGAGATCTTGATCAAATTCGTAAGAGGTTAGCAGACCTTGGAGATTTTGATCCGGATCTCACGCACTCGGCCGGACCAGTGGCCATCGTCGGAGCAATCAACTCAGATGATGAACTTACCGCTTGGATCGCAGGATATGGCATCCAGGACACCATTAAGATAGCCGCCAATGCTATGGCTGCCTTCTACATCCAAGAACCAAACAATTTTACTCAGGCAAATGGAGTCACGGTTAGCTACGCGGATCGAGCAAAAGCGATGAGGATCATTGCTCAAGAGGCCGCCGATAGCACTCCGACCGCAGCAAACTACAGACAGACCACCTCAGTCGGAAACGACATCGCATGGTAAATGAAACAACTTTCACGACGAACCCAACAGGGCATCGAGCGAGCCTACAACTCCACACTAGATGGTCGGTGTGATGTCTTCAATGTCGTCGATACCGAGACTGAATCTGGTAATTCTGAGGGCTACACCGGTGGGCCTGATCCAACCGGCACATTTGTCAAGTGCCGTGTAGATCCCGTGTCGGCCGATGAGAGGCTGGAGGGCGTAGAGAGGGTCAACCGGAGGGTCATCAGAATTAGTCTCTCCCACACGGTGGTGGTCAATCAATCCGCCAAGATACGCGTCTATCTTTTTGATGACAGAGGACAACCTAGGATCATCCCTGATACCGATCCACCTCAACAGATGTTCGAAGACTACATGGTGGAGCAGGGTCAGGAAGATCGTACGGCCCAAAGCTTTGATAAAAAAGTGATCGCTAGCAGGAGTAATCAGGCGTGAGTTATCCCGTGGTGCATCCGGTTTATGTGGTTCGCACGTTGATACTTCGTGCCCTAAGAGAGAATCCAGCGTTACTGGACGCCATTCGAGCAGATTCTGGACAATCAGACACCGATGTGAAGAAGAGAATTTCTCGAATGCCATTTAAGTCTGGTACAATTTATCCTGCGGTCGGTTTTCACTTCCTGGGGGGCACCGGTAAGAAGGTGTTGGGAGACGTAGAGGTGTGGACCACCACCCGTTGGAGCATCCTGTCGGTGGTGCAATCAGAGATTTTAGAACCCATCATTCCGATAGACACTGCCATCACCGATGTGATGACCAAAGGAATTGGTTGGCCCACTTTCATCAACGATCACGGCATCGTGTTCAGTTGCATAAAAGGAGATCCGCTCAGTTTTACTGAAGTCCATCGATGGGAAGACAACGCTCTCTATGAACACTTGGGCAACGAATGGCTAATCTCAGCGAGGGGACGAGACAATGCCGGCCAGATCTGACGTCTATGTGATCCGTAACAATATGCCTCAGATTGAGAAGGCCCTGCATCAAGCGATGGCTGATGTATTGGTGCAAGTGGGTCTATTGGTCGTCTCCGCTGCTAAACAGAATATCGTTCAATGGGATTTGATCGATACCGGCAACCTACTTAACTCCATTTATCTACAAACTTTTACAGACCCTGGGGTGCCTGCCGGGATTCAATTCCTGGGGATGCCTGGCACTCCTCCACAAAATGACACCGAAATCAATGTGAATGTGGGAGCATACTATGGGGTTTATCACGAATATGGTACAGCTCACTTACCAGCAAAACCCTATCTGGTTCCGGCTTTAGAATCGGCCACAGAAAGGATGATGCCATTGATTCGTACCACATTCCAGAGGTATGGTCTATGATCACGGTCTTGAAACCTAGAGTCGCTGTGGCACAGCTGGGTTGGAATAATCCCACGAACGCTTTAACTGAGAATGGGTTATTGTCTACCCAAGATCCGGGCACCGCTGGTTGGTTGAAGCTGTGGAATTGGGATGGTTGGATTCCAGATGTTGACGACATTAGGGGTCTTGAGGTCATGGTGGTACATAGCCAGTTCGACACCACTCAAGATGAATTTTTACCACCAGATGCATTAGATTTTATGTTCATCCTAGATTACTCCGGCAGCATGAATCTGTTGATGTCTGATGGTAGAACTAGGATGCGGTGGGCTAAGGATTTTTCAATCGCCACCATCGATGAATTACAGGTGTCGCAACCCACTAGCCGAGCTGCGGCTGTTTCTTTTGATAGGGATGTGACTCCTGATCCTGGGTATCGTATCATCAGCAATTTTACAAATGATATTGACACCTTTAGAAGTCTAGTGTTGGCCAGTACCGAGATTGGCACCAACGGTACCTTTATGAAAGAGGGTATCCAGTTGGCCATCGATACGGTGATTGCTACGCACACTAATCCTCCGAGTTTTGTATTGGTAACGGATGGTCAATGGACGACTGGAGATCCGACGACAGAGGTAGCAACCATGAAGGCTGCCCATCCTGATTGGAAGTTCTTTGTGGTGTACATTCATAGTGACGCCTCACTACCCACAGAAGAAGCCTTTTGTCAGAATTTGGGTGAGGTGGTAGGAGATGGTTATTACAAGATCGACGGCTCAAGTGTAGACTTCACATTTCCAATTGATATGGTGTTGCAGATCCCACCCCCCAGGGATAAGTCTCGACTAGCTATTCGTCTAGGTACCGGTGACGATTACACTCCTAGTTCGGATTTTAGGATCATCAATGCTGACTATTTCACACACATAGTATCCACCAAAGTTGGTGATCCCAACTTCACCTTTGGTTACGTCGGGTTAAAGGGTCGAGACATCAATAATAGTGTTTCGATATTGCTTAACCGTAGTACAATCTCTGATGAGAACTTGGCCAATGATCGAGAGATCGACACAGCTTATCTCATCGTCTATCACACGGTACCTGGAGGTTCCTTTAGCATGTCTGAACAAGAATCAGTAAGGTTAGGAGCTCACGTGGCGCCCGAAGTAATCCCGGGTACTGCTGTTGCTCCTACGCGCAAACTGCGTTCAATCGTCGTTGTTCCCACCCCTAATCCTACATTTAAGGAGTGGACGCCGCAGAGTGAAAAGCTGCCCTCGAACGAATTACTTACTCAAGAGTGGGCCACATCTGCCGTCTCGGGTTTGGCTACCTATGATGAGGGGCCGTTCTTAGTCCACAACGGTATGGCCAAGATCAACAGCTCTGTTGTGGATGGTCGCAGTATCCACACCGCCAGGTTTGATAACCGCGGTGAACAGAAGCCTGGCAGCTTGACCTGCGT